TCAAATACACGAAAATACAACTTGACTTTATGTGCGTTCAGAGTGATATATACACTAACCAAAGAACAAAGGAGGTTCACACGATGAACAACATGACAGACAAGGTACGGGAGCAGATTTTAAAAGTACGGGACACTGGTAAGGCCAACATGCTGGACACCTGCATGGTGCAGCGCATCGGCCTCAAGATGCGGCTTTACGAGATGGTGATTTTTATTGAAGAGAACAAGACCGAGTACGTGAACTTCATCCTGCACGGGGATGAAAAGGAACGGCGGGAGGCGGCAAAGACCCGCTTTGAAAAAGACTACGCCGCGGTGATGGAATGGGATGACGATGCGGAGCGGGTCATCCTGCAGCGGAAGAACGAAATCCGCCGCTTGAAAAAAGAAGGCCGCGAGTGCAGGAACCAGTTCCGCCTGACCTGCATCCGGCAGGAATTGGAACGGCTGGAACACGAGTTGGAGATTTTGGTAGATTTGCTGTAAAAATAAAAAAAGGAAGGCTTCCGGCGAGGGAGCCTTTTTTCGTTGGGGAGGTGAGAGCATTGCGGAAACTGCGTGGGTACAAACCGACAAAATTCATAGCGAAAGGTTCCAAGTACAATAAGGCGCGGGCGGATTACGCGGTGCAGTTCATCCAATGCCTGAAACATACCAAAGGGACATGGGCCGGGAAACCGTTCGAACTCATCGACTGGCAGGAGAGGATCATCCGGGACGTGTTCGGGATTTTGAAGCCTGACGGCTACCGCCAGTTCACGACTGCCTATATCGAGATTCCCAAGAAACAGGGCAAGAGCGAACTGGCCGCAGCGGTCGCACTGCTGTTGTGCTGCGGTGACGGGGAAGAAAGGGCAGAGGTGTACGGCTGCGCGGCAGACCGCCAGCAGGCGTCCATCGTGTTCGAGGTGGCCGCCGACATGGTACGGATGTGCCCGGCGCTGAACAAGCGGGTGAAGATTCTGGCTTCCCAGAAGCGGCTGATCTATCTTCCCACCAACAGTTTCTATCAGGTACTGTCTGCCGATGCCTATTCGAAGCACGGCTTCAATGTGAGCGGGGTCATCTTCGATGAGCTGCATACCCAGCCGAACCGGAAACTGTTCGATGTCATGACGAAAGGCTCCGGGGATGCCCGGATGCAGCCGTTGTACTTTTTGATTACCACGGCGGGCACCGATACCCATAGCATCTGTTACGAGACCCACCAGAAGGCGAAGGATATCCTGGAGGGAAGGAAAATTGACCAGACTTTTTATCCTGTGATCTATGGCGCGGATGAGAACGAGGACTGGACAGACCCGAAGGTGTGGAAGAAAGCGAACCCGTCCTTGGGAATCACGGTTCCCATCGACAAAGTAAAAGACGCCTGCAATTCCGCCAAGCAGAACCCCGGCGAGGAGAACGCCTTCCGGCAGCTTAGGCTGAACCAGTGGGTGAAGCAGAGCGTCCGCTGGATGCCCATGGACAAATGGGATGCCTGTGCCTTCCCGGTCAGCGAGGATTATCTGGAAGGAAGAAACTGTTATGGAGGTCTTGACCTTTCCAGTACGACAGACATCACTGCCTTCGTGCTGGTGTTCCCGCCGTTGGACGAAGAGGATAAATTCCAAATTCTCTCATACTTCTGGATTCCGGAAGAGAACCTGGAACTGAGGGTACGGCGCGACCACGTGCCGTATGATGTGTGGGAAAGGCAGGGATTCCTGCAGACCACGGAAGGCAATGTCGTCCATTACGGCTTTATTGAAAAATTCATAGAAAGCCTGGGTGAAAGATTCCACATCCGGGAGATTGCTTTTGACCGCTGGGGTGCGGTACAGATGGTGCAGAACCTAGAGGGGATGGGTTTCACCGTAGTCCCGTTTGGGCAAGGGTTCAAAGATATGAGCCCGCCGACCAAGGAACTGATGAAGCTGACGTTGGAGCAGAAAATCGCCCATGGCGGGCAGCCCGTCCTGCGCTGGATGATGGACAACATCTTCATCAAGACCGACCCAGCCGGGAACATCAAGCCGGACAAGGAAAAATCCACAGAGAAGATTGACGGCGTGGTGGCTACGGTCATGGCGCTTGACAGGGCAATCCGCTGTGGGAACGAAAGCGGGGAGAGCGTGTATGACGTACGGGGGATATTGCTCATATAAAAAGGACTGAGGAAGTTATCCTCAGTCCGATTTTGAAAATCATTGATTCTGTGTTGTTAACCATGGCGACCGTCATATGGCTGGATGGGGCAATTGCTCATCTTTATGGCATTCATATACGGTGAATTTTCCCTGATTTCATGAAACATGTAATCTTGAAAATTTCCGTTCAATTGTTTGCGATCTTCAATATTAACAAGTAATTGATGTGTCACGTTATCAAATATTCGTAACCGTTGTATACCTACACCAAAAGCACCTTTTGAGCCGCCACTTACACTTAACAGAATGGTACCATATTTTTGACCAGAAAGGTTAATAGGCATACCGTTTTGGTTTAAGGGTACAATTTTTAGAACACAACCATAATATGAGACGAATGGGTGGTTGGCATCAAATACATAGCAACCTCTACCTTCGTAATTACCCGGTTGTTCGTAATGCTCATGGTGGAAGTACACATCATATAATCCATCTGATTCAACACTGCCAGTATAAGGATGCAAACGGGTCTCCCATTCTAATATAGAAGAGGAACTGCCTCCGGAGATATATCTTCCCATATACGTCCACTCTCCGTCAGAGGCGCCGATGGCCATGGGCATGGGAACAAGACCTTTAATTTTTGGCTGGGGGACGGTATCTTTGTTAACTGATGTTGCTTTGGGTTCGGCAGTGAATTTTTTATCGTCTTTTAACGAAGATTTTATCTTTTGCATTGTTTTTGCTTCAAAACTATTTTTATTTAATTCTGATTCAATCTGCATGTTACTCGGGATGTCGTAAGAAGAAACGACATTCTCATCTAAGTCTTTGGTTGCCAGGGAACGTAATGTTCCGGCTGATTTGGTTGTATTAAATCCCCATTTTTCTGAGTGATAGTGTTTCTTTCCTTGTAGTTTACAATCTGAAATGCAGGGATTGTTGCCATAATAATAATCATAGATGACCGCATCGAATCGACCGGGGCCGGTCACAGTGACGGAAGTGGAATCATAGAAGCGCACAAATTGTTCTGCTTTGAACCATTCCACTACTTTCCAGCGGCTTCTGTCCAGTTTGCAGTCCTTCAGAACATCGTCGATGCTTTCTGCAAATGCAGAAGTGCAAATAGTTAGTATCAACATGACTAACAATAAGGTAAAAGATGATTTTTGGGATACTTTTTTCATAAGGGTCTCCTTTCGTGTGGGGATACAAACATTTTAGTACGGGAGCCGGAGCATTTACGTGTCCGGCTGTTTTTATGTATGGCTTTGTTAATCAAATTAATTAAAATCCTGCTGGATTGGAAGAAGCTGTTCTGCGGGTTGGTCTTCCGTCTTCAGTTGTTAGTTTCTTAAGCATCATACCCCCAAAATCGCTTGACATACGAGCAAACATAGATTTATTCGTGGATTTGTTAAAAGGTTTAATCAATCGTTCTCTTCGGTCAACTCTTGACCAGACTGTTTTTCCGTTCTTCATGTTAAATACATCCATGCGTGCAGTTACATAAATGGCAGGGTATAGCCCGTTACCGATTTTTGTTGGGCGTGTTCCTTCGGTAGTCACATTCCATTGGTTCATAGGATTATAAGCATCTGTAATTGTAGAGGTGTAAGTTATCGGCTGGTTCCAAGGTATGCCTTCCACATATTCGTACCCTTGATCATAAGCTATCGTGGTTACATACATACCCAAATCATAATTGTTGATTACAAATCTAAGAAAAGTGTCATATGCTTGTTTAGGTGATTTTCGGTATAGGGCTGAAAGGTCAATTCCTGCTTCTGTTTTCATTCTCTCTATTACTTTAAAAACAGAATCAATTACATAACCACGGGGAACTTTCTCTTTAAGAGATTCTCTGATTTTTGGGAAAAAGGCCTGTTCCATTTCCATATCACGGGAACCATCTTTAAAATATTTAGGAACGGTTAGAAACACATATACACGTTTGGCGTTGTTAAAATTGTAGGATGGATCAATCCATTCAGTTACTTTTGCAAAACAAGAAACAGAAATTAAAAGCAGTACAACCGTCAATAATAGTATTTTCTTCATTAAAGTCATCTCCTTGCGATTTATTGACAAAAAGTGAATAGATAAATGTTAAGTATGGTTGTTACCTCACTTTACAAATTAAATTTATGTGCACTAAAGAAAGAGAAATTTTTTAATACTTTCCTACTCCTTGTATTGTGTCTATATTAATTATATCACGTTTTAAGAAACGAGGTGTCATATGTTCAAATTCTTTGAGAAATTCTTCCGTTCTCGCGACAAACCCCAAAATGCCCTTATGGGTTCCATGCAGTACTTTTTTGGCAGGAGCGCCGCAGGGCAGACCGTGAACGAACGCACGGCCATGCAGGTCACGGCGGTGTACGCCTGCGTCCGTATCCTGTCGGAGTCTATCGCAGGACTACCGCTGCATGTGTACCGGTACAAAGACCGTGGCAAAGAGATGGTTCCAGATCATCCGCTGTACCCCTTGCTCCATGACGAGCCGAACCCGGAGATGACCAGCTTCATCTTCCGGGAGACCCTCATGGGGCATTTGCTTTTATACGGCAATGCCTACGCCCAGATCATCCGGGACGGGTTGGGAAGGGTGAAATGGCTGTATCCGTTACTGCCGGACAGGATGGATGTCAGCCGGGACAAGGATGGACAGCTTGTCTACACCTACACCCGCTACCTGGATGAGTTTGGTGGGAAACAGCGGTA